ACGGATGCCTGGATAAAGTCATGGTTGACTTTGCTAAGAATCCTATTGTACAATCTAACATCGACCTTGAAACTGGAGAGATTTTAGAAAATGTTGAATGAAGATCATATCATTGATATATGGACAGGATTAAAAGAGTTTTTTGATAAAAAGCAAATTGAAACTGTCGCAAGTAAGTACGTTGATATCCTCGCCGATAACGGTGTTCAGGATCATGTTTTCAAAGCCGCAATAGGCGGAGACGAAGATCTCGATGCCGCTATCGAATACTATCTCGATGATTGGGATGGCGAAACAGAGGATGAAGTTGATTATGATTCACACGACTATGATGAGGACTAATGGGTTGGTATAATAAAATTGCCGATGACATCAGCAATATTCCAGATGCTGTAACATACTTTGAAGCCGAATTATTGGCCGCAAAGAATGAATGCCGTATAACGGGTAACTTAGAAAAGGCAGCGGCCAGTATGCCCGGCATTGTGGAACAGCGTTTTTGCCAACTACAGGAAATAGAGGCTGTTCTTGAGTATTTGAATATAGAATTACGAAGACTCAAGAGCAGTCATTTCCGAAAATACTTAGAAAACTATGCTCGTGCATTAAGCAGTAGAGATGTAGAAAAATACGTCGAAGGCGAGTCAGACGTAGTTGATATGGAAAAGATTATCAACGAATTTGCTTTATTACGTAACAAATGGTTAGGCATTACCAAGGCACTGGATCAAAAACAATGGCAGATTACTAACATTGTTAAACTTCGTGTTGCTGGTATGGAAGACGCCACACTATAAACTTTAGGGTTGCATAATGGTTAAATACTACTATTATGCAACCTATTCCTATTTTTATTGGGTACGACCCTAGAGAAGCAATAGCATACCACGTATGCGCTAACAGCATCATTAGACACGCCAGTGTGCCTGTTAGTATCACACCACTAGCATTAAACAACTTTAAAGATTATACCGAAACACATACAGACGGTAGTAATCAATTCATCTACAGTAGATTCCTAGTCCCGTACTTGACTGGCTTTTCTGGTCATGCTATCTTTATGGACGGCGATATGATTGTTCGCGGAGACATTGCTGAGTTATGGGAAATGAGAGAAGTTAGCAAAGATGTGCAGGTTGTAAAACACGATTACAAAACACGGATGCCTGTTAAGTATCTTGGTTCAAAGAACGAAGACTACCCACGCAAGAATTGGAGTAGTGTAATGTTGTTCAATTGTAATAATTTTCCAACAAAGAAACTAACACCCGAGTACATTCAAAAATCTACAGGCGCACACTTACATAGATTTGAATGGACTGACGATAGTCGTATTGGCGAGTTGCCTAAAGAATGGAATTGGCTACCGGACGAATACGGCGAGAATAAAGATGCCAAGTTATTACACTATACACTAGGCACACCTTGCTTCCATGAGTTTGCAGACACACCGCAAGGGTATGAATGGCATCGTGAACGTATACTAACAGAATACTGTCAACAGAGAGATATTGAATGACATTTATACCGACTCCTAGTAGTACGTTAAATCCTTCCTGGACCAAGCGAAATATGGTTATCGGCTCTTTGATAGAGCGTAATACTAATATTCTAGATCTAGGGTGCGGCCATAAAGACTTACTTAAATTTGTAAACCCAAGAAGATATTTAGGAATTGATTATGAATCTGGCGGCGACCTACAAATGAATTTTAACTTGGACTTTGTATTACCAGAAGGTCCGTGGAACTATATAGTTTGTAGTGGATTACTAGAGTACATCGAAGATGTACCAAAGTTTATTAATACAATAAAAAATCAATCAGATTACTATATTATTACATATTGGAGTAAGAATAGAACATTGAGACAACCTAATAGGTTGCCTAATTTCAGCATAGAGAATTTTGTAGATCTGATGAATTGCCAGTTTGATGTAATAGAAATAAGAAAATGGAAAAATCATCAGATTTTTCTCGTAAAGGACAAACTATGAAAGTTTGGTGGTTTGCAAAAGGTAATAATTTTGGAGACTTATTAACTCCTTACATATTTGAGTATTTCAATATACCTTATAAGTACGAAGCAAAGTCGCGCAATGCGGATTGTATTTGCATAGGATCTATAGCACATCATTCTTCTCCTCAAAAAATAATTTTAGGATCAGGTATAATTACATCAAATGCAAAAATAAATGCAGATGCTAATTGGCTATTCGTGCGAGGCCCACGTACAAGGCAACGTGTGATCGAATCTGGAGGGAGATGTCCTGAGATATACGGAGATCCGGCGTTGTTGCTACCAAACTTTTGCGAAGAAAGTAAAAAAGAATTTGATGTAGGAATAGTACCGCATTATGTCGATTACGAGTACGTTAAAGAAAAATATCAAAATTATAAAATAATAAACGTAATTAACAGTAATCCTCTCGAAGTTGCAAAAGAAATTACGAAATGTCGTTATATTATATCAAGTAGTTTGCATGGAATCATTGCGGCCCATGCTTATAATATTCCAGCCGCAATGGTTAGATTTTCTAATAACTTACACGGAGACGGTATCAAATTTGTAGATTATTACGAATCTATAAATGCCGTATTAAAAGAATCAACGGTTGAAGATCCTATTTTTACTACGGCTAACTTTGATTCTTCTCCGTTGATTAATATTTTTAACTCATTAAAATAATATGCTAATACCTATAACTTTAACAAAAGATGCTCCGGATCCGATCTTTGCTGGTCCTAATTATGTTGATAATGTAAGAAGACACTGTGCAAGATTACTCGAATTATACCACAGAGCAGAAAAATTAAAAACTATGTTTTTGCCAGAAAGCGATAAACGAGCAAAGATGCACAATAAACCTTTAATACCAGAACTTAGAGGTGTTGAGCACGAAATGGGAAGATTGCTCAAACATACAGATTATGCCGCAATGACTATGACTTCTTTCCCCGATGCAGATATCAGAGCGTATGCCGCATTTGACGAATATAAGAATACCCTAGATAAACCTATTTTAGTTAGAGGTATTGTTGCAGGAGATCATATTAAATTTGCACAACAACACGGTACTGGATTTTATTTTATAGAAACAGGTTATTTTGGAAATTATAGTTGCGAAGGTAATCCGAATGCAAGAAAATTTTGGCATCGAATTGTTAAAAATTCTATGCAACACGAAGTGATATACAATGTTCCCGGGGATCGACTTGAAGCATTATCTCGATACGATAGTCGATTAAAATGGAAGGGCTGGAAAAAACAAGGAAGTAAAATACTAATTGTTGCGCCGGCACACAAGCCTTGTAAATTCTATGGTATTAACAAAGACGAGTGGTTGGCGAATACTATAACTGAATTAAAAAAATATACAGATAGAGAAATAGTTATCAGAGAAAAGGGTTCAAGAACAGAACGAACTTCAAGTAATGTAATTTATGATGCATTTGATCAAGACATTTATGCTGTAGTAACTTACAATAGTATTGCGGCAGCAGAGGCAGTAGCATACGGTATTCCGTCTTTTGCAATGGCTCCTACTTGTGCTAAACCGGTTTCATTGTCTGATTTATCTAAGATAGAAACTCCTTACTATCCAGATCCAGATTTTGTTTATAAATGGTTATCGTCTTTAGCATACGGACAATACAATATACAAGAACTTTTAACAGGTAAAGCATGGAGATTAGTTTTAGAAAATGAACAACGCGAAACCATTAGTTATTAAAAGTTACCTTAGCAGTTTACCTGCACATATTAACGGTACAGAAAAAATCAATGCTCTTACATATTTTGCAGAAGGTGCGGCAAAGTGTGGGGACAGTGGTACTACTACCACATCTCATACCTACGAATCTTGCGATGTAGGAGCAATTATCGGAAATGCGTTCGATTCAAATCCATCAAAGACAAAGTTAGCTCATTATAAAGTTCGTAAAATGGTTATGGATACGCAAGCAAGTCTAGGAAAGTACTGGCTCAGTATCGATAGCAACGTATTCATATACAAAGACAAAACTAATCCCCATAGGTACTTGCGTTATAGTTTTAACGGAGTATTCCCGGCAACAGGCATTTATTGCAACGATAATCCTGGAGAAGAAAACTGGAATAATATTAAAAGAGATTACAATATGGATTTAAAACCATGGCGTACATCTGGTAATCATATTCTTATTACATTGCAACGTCCAATGGGATGGAGTATGCGTGGTTATAATCTAATGCGTTGGTTGGAAGAAACATTTACTAAAATAAGAAAATATTCTGATAGACCAATTGTTATTCGTTGGCACCCGGGCGATTGGAAAAGTTTTCCTACTTACGAGCCTATATTAAAAAAATATAATGCAACAGTAAGTCCGCAGGAGCGTCACATTACTGAAGACTTAGTTAATTGTTGGGCATTGGTGTGTCATAACAGTACT